TATGCAAGAAAAGTTTTACCTTTTATCAAAGGTAATTATTTTGAAGTAAAAGAAGAAAGAATTATATTTGAAGAAATCTACAACTTTGTAGATAAGTATAAAACAATACCTACACAAACATCTCTGGAAATAGAAGTAGGTGAAAGAAAAGATTTAACAGAGATAGAATATAAAAAGATTGTAGAAATAATACAAACACTCAACCCAGTAGAGGTTGACTTTGATTGGTTAGTAGATACAACTGAAAAATTTTGTAAAGATAAGGCTATATATAATGCGATTGTTGATGGTATTTCCATTATTGATGGAAAAGATAAAAACAGAACTCCAGACTCTATACCAAGTATTCTCACAGATGCCCTCTCTGTATCATTTGATAATGCCGTTGGGCATGATTACATTTTGGATGCTGATTCTAGATTTGACTTTTATCATAAAGTAGAAGAGAAGATACCTTTTGATTTAGAGTATTTTAACAAGATAACAAAAGGTGGACTTCCACCAAAAACTTTAAATATTGCACTTGCTGGAACTGGTGTTGGTAAAAGTTTGTTTATGTGTCATATGGCTGCAAACTGTTTATCTCAAGGTAAAAATGTTTTATATGTTACACTTGAAATGGCAGAAGAAAGAATTGCAGAAAGAATAGATGCAAACTTAATGAATATTAGTATGGAAGATTTACAAGAACTTCCAAAGAAAATGTTTGATGATAAGATACAAAAGATAGTGAAGAAAACATCTGGTAAACTTATTGTCAAAGAATATCCAACTGCCTCTGCAAACAGTAATCACTTTCGTGGATTGATAAAAGAACTTGCGATTAAGAAGTCTTTCAAACCAGATATAATTTTTATTGATTATTTAAATATCTGTGCATCATCTAGATTTAAGGGAAATGCAAACATAGGTTCATATTTTTATATCAAGGCTATCGCAGAAGAACTAAGAGGACTTGCAGTAGAAACTCATGTTCCTATCATGTCTGCAACTCAAACAACAAGAAGTGGTTACATATCATCTGATATTGGTTTGGAGGATACTTCAGAAAGTTTTGGTTTGCCTGCAACTGCTGACTTGATGTTTGCACTTATATCTACAGAAGAACTAGAAGATTTAAATCAGATTGCAGTTAAACAACTCAAGAATAGATATAATGACCCAACCATGAACAAAAGATTTGTTGTTGGTATTGATCGTTCAAAAATGAAACTATATGATGTCAATACTTCAGAACAAAGTTTAGTTGATGATGGACAAGATGATACTCCTACATTTGATAAAAGTAGTTTTGGTAAAAGAGATAAATTAGACTTCTCTAAATTGAAAGTATAATAAATACTAAGAAACTATATTTAAATGGGAGTTTGATATGTCTATTAGGAGATATGTCCGTCAAGTCAGACCTACAATACAAGAGAATCATACAAATCTCGTTGATAAACTTCAGCTTTTAAAAGAGTCTAAAACTAAACAAGATTTAGTTGAACAAACTATTGCTGTTGAGTTTAATAAATTACAAAAACATAATGACCCAATCGCAGCTGCAAGACTAGATGAAAAATTTTATAATTCAATTGATAAACAATATGTAGAAACTGGAAGAAAAGTTGCAAAAAATCTCTATTCACAAAACCCACAGATAAAAGTTTTAAAACATTTTGGTAGAAAAGGTGAAGAAAAAACAAACCAATATAAAGTTCTTTATCCAGAGTTAAATGTTAAAAACGCAACAGCAAAAACTGACATAGGTGATGGTGGAAAATTTAATTTATCACTAAAAGAGGCTGGGGGTGCTCAATTGATGTCACCTAAAGGTGCAGAGTCAACTGGATTAGTTAGGTCTGCTATTGATAGATGTAACAATACTGGTGTTAAAATAATCGGAGATGGTTCAAGAGCACTTAAACTTTTATCTGAAACTTTAGATACACTTGCTGTAAAACAAATGTATGTTACTGTTGGTGGTAAAGACATACCAGGCGCAAAAGAGTCTTTCATAGAGTGGTATCTTGTTTATAGAGCAAAAGAGTTAAGTAAGGATAATAACTTCAAAAGAGCTAATAATAAAGATCAAGAAAGACATATGAAAGCTGAATTGAGTGTATTTAAAATAACTGCTCAGGATAGAAAATATAGAGATAAACTTATTAAAGGTATCAACCCACCAAGAAGTATGGAATTATATTTTAAAGCATATACAGAAGATGAGGGTGTGGATTTAGGAAATTACAGAATACCAGACTCATATTTTAAATCTAATAAAGAAAAAGATTTAGCTTATGATAATCAATTTATGAAAAACAAAGTTGTTGAAATTTTAAATATTGCAATTAATCAAACTAAATTTTTAAAAGACCTTGCTGATGAGTTTACCCAAAATAAAGAACTTGCAAGTTATATTGTTTATGAAGCCGCAACTGGTTTAGCAAAATTTACTGGTGCAAGCACTATAAATCAATCACCACCATATACAGGCTCTGATAACTATGTTGCCAAATATATGATGACATATGATGCATCTACTGGTGCAGTTGCTCCTTTAGAGGAATGTTGGAGTTGGTCACAAAATAATGCTAGTTCACTAACATCTGGTCTTAAAATTGATTTCAAGAGTAGTAGAACATCAAGAGCTGGTTATACAAAATTTGCGATAGGAATTGCAAAAAAAGTCATACCACTAATGAACTCCTATGAATATGATGAGATATCTGAAATGTTTAATACAGAGTATGCAAAAATATCTCCTACAATATATGAATATGAAAAAGAATTAAAAATGTTAAATGAGGGTTTATTAGATTATGTTAGAAAAGGTTATAGTAGTGTTAAAGATGCACTCACAAAAATAAAACAAAAAATTGTAGATACTCTTATTAAATTTTTGAAAAAACTATTTCAAAGAGTTGTTGAGTATATTAAACAATTATTCAATACCAGTATAAAATTAGCTTTTGACTTTTTAGGAGTTGAAGTTAATACTGGTAACTTTCAGATTGTAAATAATGTTTAGTTTTAAAGAATTACTAGTAGAAGATAAAGGTGGTAAAAATTTACACCTAGAGCATTTAGAGGATGAGATAATCAACTATGGAGTTGATGGTGGTAGAGCTGCAATAAATTTCTTACAATCATTAAGAGATATGTTATCTGGTTCTGCAAGATCATCTATCAATATGACAGTAAAGTGGGATGGGGCTCCAGCAATTTTTGCTGGTATAGACCCAGAAGATGGTAAGTTTTTTGTTGCAAAGAAATCGGTATTCAATGTAAACCCTAAGTTATACAAAACTAATGCAGAGGTTGATGCTGATTTATCTGGAGACTTAAATGAAAAATTCAAAGTCGCACTCTCAGAGTTCTCAAAACTTGGAATCAAAGGAGTCTTACAAGGCGACCTCATGTATACAGCAAAAGATGTTTCGACAGAGACTATTGAGAATGTTAAATACTACACTTTTCAACCTAACACTATTGTTTATGCTGTCCCTACTGATAGCACTTTTGGTTCGATAATAAAAAAATCAAAGATTGGTGTTGTCTGGCACACCACATATACAGGCAAAACTCTACCAGACATGAAAGCATCTTTTGGAGTTGATATATCTGGACTAAGAAAATCAACTAGTGTTTGGATGGATGATGCAACTTACAGAGATGTTTCTGGTCGTGCAACATTTACACAAAAAGAAAGAGATGCTGTAACTGCAATACTATCACAAACTGGTAAAACTTTTCAAAGAATTAACGCACCTATGTTACGAAAGTTTATTAAACTACAGGAAAGTCTAACAGGTGTGTTGGCTGGTGCATCTCTTAAAACATATAATAATAGTAAAGTTCGTGCTGGTGAGATTATATCTAATCCAAAACAACACGCAGCTGGATATGTTAAATGGGTTGAAATGTCTGTTCAAAAACAGATAGATAAAGTTAAAAGTGTTTCAGCAAAAGAAAAATATACAAAAACACAAAAAGAATATATGAGAGAGTTTAGTAGACATATTAACAATCTTACACAAATACTAACTTTTCAGAATTTATTAGTTGATGCAAAAATGCAAATCATTAGAAAACTAAATAGTGTTAAGGGTCTTACAGATACTTTTATAAAGACCGATAATGGATTTAAAGTAACAAACCCAGAGGGTTATGTTGCGATTGATAGAGTAAGTGGTGGAGCTGT